ATGAAAACGTCTCGAATCGTGTTTAACGTGGTGACGACGCTGGCGGTTACGTTGGCACTCGCCAAGGCGGCCGGAACGATCCAGTTCGCACCGTGGGCTACAAACGCCTTGGTCCGTTTTGCGGGGCTCTTCGGCGCGTACGGTGACGAGGGCGTCGAGGATGTTTATCTGGTTCGTCGTTGCTGGCGTCGCTGATTGTGGCGGTAGCGGTTGTGTGTGGCGCGAATCGACTGTTCCGGCGTCCGAGTCGTGGGAATTGAAGATGCAGCTTGAATTGCTGGAGCGGCCGTATCTGTCGGCGCAAGAGCTGGCCGACGTGGCTCGGGATATAGGAATCTCTACTGGGTGATCCGCAATACTCGGCGCGGAATCCATGACGCGAAGCGACGGCGCGTATATTACGAGATTGCCGAGCATAAAAAACGCCTGCTCATGGCAGGCGTGTCGAAGGAGATGATTTTGGGCTTGCTACGCTGTTGCCGGACGCGTGATTGTCAGGGACAGGGCTGCTTTGATTGCCCGAATCGTCGCGATCAGTCCACATACAATATTTGACATAATATCAAAAGGGATCGCTAACTTTAGCTGGCGTTACACCTGCGGGACCAAGGCCCCGCAAGCGTTAGCGGGTAGCGCCAGCCACCGAAAACCCTTGGAAAATTTTTCCCAAGCCCCCATCCAGATATCGCGAACGTCAGGCGTTTTTGCGCGCTCATAAGCGGCCGCTGCGATCACTTCCATCGGATCGATATTGCACGCCTGCGCGATCTTGAGCGCGGTCAGCTCGTCGAAATGGCTGCGGCCGGCACGATAGCCGCTGATGGTGGATTGGCGAATGTCCAGTCGCTTAGACAGGGCATAGTCGGACTCGACACCAAGGCAACGCTTGGCTTCGTCGAGGTAATCGACGGTCGTCTTCATTGAAACCCCTTAAAAATCAATATCAACCCGACGGCAAGATTACTTCGATGTTCTCGAACATGCAACGTTCATGACCTCAATGCTTCGTGATCACAATGCTTCGAGGCTTGCATGCTTCGAGGGTGCGAAGTATTATCCGCCTGTCGACACGGCAGCCGGTTCCCAACCCCGCCGGTGCTGGACTAGCTATCCAGCCGCCGGTCGACTTTCAAGCCGTACACCGTTCAAGGGGTTGAGAAAGGGGAAGTCAAATGCACGTTTCGCTGCAACAAACGCTTACACCTTCGACGCTGGTGCGCCAGACGATCGAGCCGTATTTCCGTGCGTTTATGGACGCAATGATCGGATTAGTCCAAAAGTGGATGCGAACGCCGGTCGCGTTCCGCGGGGGATGGGCGGCATGAAGACGATCATGAACGAACTGCGCGACGAGTTGCGCGTCGCGCACATCATCATCCGCAGCGCACTTTCAGTTGCCACGTTCGACCAGAAGATGGAATGGGCGAACATGAACGAGCGTGACGCCGTGATCGGAGAGGGCATCACGCGTGCCAACGAACGGCAAGCGGCGATTGACGGTGGCAGCGTCGATGCGTTGTATCGCGAGTTGAAGTGCGCGGATCGCATCATCGCAAACGCTCGATCGCTGCTTTCAGATCACCAGTTTGAACTGTGGACCGTGGCGATCCGGTTTGCCGGTGTCATGTCGCAGAACGTTGTGCGCGACGATGTTCGACGGCGGTTGCTGACCCGTGCCGTACTCACGTGTGGCGGTAATTCGGTCGCGGACGGTGTCGCTGCCTATCAGCTAGTCGCCGAGGCGCTCGTGTATGGCGGCGAGTCTTGGATCGAGCGAGTCCGTGCACAGCGGGCGCGGGCTCGCGAGTTCGAAGATGTGTTGATGCGCCTGCGATCAAGCAACGTGTGGAAAGACCTTGTGCGGGTTCTCGAGCAATTCGCCGATGATGCCGTCCATCACTTGAACGCTGAACAGCGGCGACTCCTTCGCGAGTTCATTACCGAGTGCCTTAAGGGCCTCGATAAGTCGTTTGAGGCTGGCGTGGTCAGTGACAGGGTGGCTGAGAAAGACGGGGATAACGCGCGCAATGATCTGGCCGGTCACGAAAAGACCGGCGTTCGTGAATTGCTGCACGTTCTCGATAGTTGCGGGTGAATTCGGAGAATCCTTCGTGTTCATTTCTGCCTCTGTTTATCGCGATTGGATGGGTCTTGAGGGACGAGTAAGTATAGCCCGCCGCAGCGACCCAAACTGTTGACAGCACAAACACACATAGCGGGGTGATTCAATGGCTCATATTTATAGCAATCCTAATCAACAAGAGGCGGAAGCGATTGCGATTCGGCGAATGATTCGCGCGAGCAACGCGGAGCAGATGGCACGCCGTCGCGCGAGCGATGCGGCTGATGTCGATCGACCACGCGCGACGTTGAAGCGCATCGGGCGGGTGTATTCGATTGTGAGGCTCGCGTGACTGATTTCGATATTGCGCAGGCACAGCCGCGCGTCGTTGCGCCGGGGGTGGTCGAAGTCGGCCCTTTCTTTGAGCGGTATATGCGCGGCGGTTACTTCATCGTGAAAACGCCGTCGGGTTGCCGGGAATATCACTGGTGCGAGCAGCCGGACGCGAGCGACACGACGGTCATGATGACGCGCGATGAAGCGTTACAGCTTGCTTCGCATCGGTGGTAGGGCATGGAGCAATCGAACGAGCGCGGGGTCGCTGAACGGCGAGAAGCGCTGTTCGAAGACCTCGCGGAACTTGGGATAGGCGCGGGCGTTTGCGTGCCGGCTTTCGTTGTGTACACCCCACCGCGTACGGCGCGCGGCGATCGAGCGGCGGCCAATGCGATGAAGGAATTGCGACCACTGCTCGCGAAGCTCGCGCGGCGTCGGTCGATTCTGCGATAGGAGTGCGGATGAAAAGGAACGAGAAGACGTTGCCGCTTTGGGCGATCTGGTTGATTTCGCTCGTCGCGGTCATTGCGTGGTGCGGTGTACATGGCGAGCCGGAACAGCCGGTGCAGCAGGAGATTCGCCCGGTTTCGTGCGCTTAGCACGCGGCAGCCGGGCTGTCGTGTGGTCACTCGCCGTGCAAACTTTCGGCCTCGGATAGCACGGCGAGTTTTGGGCGGGGCGGCTTCCAAAGCGCCCCGTTTTTTTCGAGTTCACAGGCTGGATGCGTTGCGGCGTCCACGCGTGAGGGGGTGACTATGATCCGAATCTCAAACACAAGTCCGTACAGCGACCGGGAGACGTTCACGTGGGCGGCGATCGATGAGGGCAACCCGTTCCGCAGCGAAGACGCGGCGTGCTCGCTCGACGCACCGAATCGCTCGCCGGCTGGATCGACATTGCGCATCGATCCGGAGGGAGAGTCCGAATGGCTCGGGCCATTCGCCGCAGCGCGCTACACGTGGTTTCGCGGGTGATGACGATGGAAGACGCGCCGAAGATGCGCCAGATTTTGGCGGGTAGGAAAAGTGGGCTCTATAGGTATTGGCGTAGAGCGTCAATTCCGGCGCATATCGCGATTGATCTGGCGCGTGCGGGGACGGAGACGCCAACCGGGAATCCGGTCGTTGACTACTTGATTCATTTGCATGAGGTGGCAGACGCATGAGCGCTTCGACCGCCTTCGCCGAGCCACCGGCCCCGTGCGCGTCTGCATCCGGGCTCTGCGAATGATCTACGGTTCCGTTTGTTCAGGCATAGAGGCGGCTACGGTTGCATGGCATTCGCTCGGCTGGCGGCCAGCATGGTTCAGCGAAATCGAGCGGTTTCCCTGCGCTGTCTTGCGTCACCACTACCCAACGGTTCCCAATCTTGGGGACATGAAGCATTTCAAGGAATGGCCTGATGCAGCTATCGATCTTCTCGTCGGCGGAACTCCCTGCCAGTCATTCAGCGTCGCCGGACTCCGCAAGGGGCTGGATGATCCGCGTGGCAACCTCATGCTCACCTATCTTGCGATTGCTCGCCGCTACGCTCCCCGCTGGCTGGTCTGGGAAAACGTCCCCGGTGTCCTGTCGTCCAACGGCGGACGGGACTTTGGAACCTTCCTCGGGGGCTTGGCAGAACTCGGGTATGGGTTCGCATACCGGGTTCTTGACGCTCAGTACGTCCGAGTGGAATCACATCCTCGCGCCGTCCCTCAACGACGACGGCGTGTCTTCGTTGTCGGACATCTTGGAGACTGGCGACGTGCCGCAGCGGTTCTTTTTGAGCGCGAAGGCATGCTCGGGTATCCGGCGCCGCGCCGCAAAGCGCGGGAAGGTGTTGCCGCCTGCCTTAGCGCACGCCCTCAGAGCGGCGGCGGACTCGGAACCGACTTCGAGTGCGACGGCGGATTGATCGCAAGCACGGGCGACGTATCGTATTGCCTGAATGCGGGCGGGATGAGCCGGCAGGACTTCGAGACGGAAACGCTCGTTGCACATACGTTGAAGGGAAGTGGGTATGACGCGAGCGAAGATGGCACGGGCCGCGGTGTACCGCTCGTCGCGCGTGCGTATGACCTTCAGCAGGTGACAAACCCTAGTAATCGGTCGAACCCACAATCGACCGATCCGTGCTTCACGCTTGCAGCTACCAGTGAGCCGGTGATCGCCTTCGATTGCAAGGCCGGCGGCGACACGTCGTTCAGTATCGGCGAAATCGCGGGCACGTTGCGCGGAGAGGGGTTCGGCGGCGGACATGCGGCCGTCGCGTTGAGTTTGCGCGGACGTGACGGCGCCAATCTCCCGGAGTTGTCGGAGGGCGTCACGCCGGCGCTTCGGGCAAGCCAGGGCGGAAGCGACAAGGCGCACGCGATGATCGGGTCGACGGTGCGGCGGCTGACGCCACGCGAATGCGAGCGCCTGCAAGGCTTCCCGGACGACTACACGCGGATTCCCATTCGTGTAATGCGGGCGCGGCCGAGCGCCAAACGGTGCCGAAAATATCCGGACCTCTTTGTGCCCAATCTGGACGGTTCGTGGACAGCGCACGTGGAAGACGGCCCGCGCTACAAGGCGCTCGGCAACAGCATGGCGGTGTCCGTGATGCGTTGGATCGGTGAGCGAATCGAGCTCGTCGAACAGCTCGCGACGGCAGCGGCGAGGGCTCGATAATGTGGATCTACGCGTACGACGTAGCGGATTTCCTGCCCGGAATCCCCGAAGCGAAGGCCGCCGCGAAGCGCCTGCCGGCGCGTTGGTATCGGCGCGCGCTGAGCCACGCGGAAGCGGCCGGCCATGCGAGCGCCGTGAAGTTTGCACGGCCCGACCAGCAGGTCGCGGATCGTATGTTCGACGTGTCGGAAGCTGCGCGTGCAATTCGCGAGTTTCTCGACGAGCACGCCCCCGACAGTTTCCCTGTCCGGCCGGACGCCAATGATTTCGAAATCTGTCTGAAAGCCCGTCGAATCGCAAACGATGTCTCGCTGCGGTCGCATGGGCTGTCGATACTCGACGCGCACATTGTCGCGGAGAATGCGTGCGCGATGTATGGCGTCGACCTACCCAATTTCGAGCATCCGGCCGAGCGTGTCGCACGCGTGCGCTGCGAGCTATGGTGGCGGCGACAACTGCGCAAGATGCATATTCGTGCGCTCGAATTTAGCAATATCCGCTTACATTACGTGCATCGTCGCGCAGAACCGTATGCGAGTGATGACGCCGTGCGTCGTCGCGTTGCACAGAATCGGCGCAATGCGCGCACGCTCGAATCCGTGACGATGGAGAACGAGGTCGGCCAGCAATTCACGCTCGCTGAACTGGCGGCAAAAGGCATATCAAACAAGGCGATGAAGCGCGGCGAGCTGTTCACGCGTCTGCGCGGGCTTGAAGAGCTTGCCGACGACGCGAAGTTTCGGGGCGTCATGTTCACATTGACCTGCCCGAGCCGATTTCACGCGGTCACGACGACGGACAGTTGGGTTCGCCCGAACCCGCGCTATGACGATGTCGATCCGCGCGCGGCGCAAGCATATTTGCGCAAGGTATGGCAACGGACTCGTGCCGAGCTGAAGCGCGAAGGCATCGTCTATTTCGGGATGCGCGTTGCCGAGCCAAATCACGACGGTACGCCTCATTGGCACGGCTTGGTATTTGCCGACAAGATCGAACGATTCTGCTCCGTCATGCGCAAGCACGGCCTGCGCGATTCCGGCGACGAGCCAGGTGCGCAGCGCCATCGTGTGCGCTTCGAGATGATCGACCGGGCGAAAGGCTCGGCGGTCGGTTACGTCGCGAAGTACATCAGCAAGAACATCGACGGCCATGCGGTCGGCGAGCACAAGACGCAGGACGGCTACGTCATCCAAGCGGACATGTGGGACGGCGACGAAATCACGCCATCGCAGCGCGTTGAGGCGTGGGCGGCGCTGTGGGGCATTCGCCAGTTTCAGCAGTTCGGCGGGGCGCCGGTCGGCGTATGGCGCGAGCTGCGCCGCGTGAAGGAAGAGGACCTACCGAGCGAGGCAGAGTCTCCGCAAATCCGCGCTGCATGGGCGGCCGCGCAAAAGACAGACGAGCGGCCGGCAGATTGGGCGGCGTACTCGCGTGCAATGGGCGGCATCGCGGGCGAGACGCGCATGGTCTATGTCCGGTACACGATCGAGCAGCGCGAAGGGCGGTACGGCATCGGCCCGGTGCGAGTGCCGCACGGCGTCGAGGCGCTCGGCGTTGCGCACATCGTCGATGGGCTCTGCCCGTACTCGCGCGAGACGAAGATTTTCGTTCCATCGACGCGCCACGAGTGGCGGGTCGTTCGGCGCGGCGGCGGAGCCGCCCGCCCTTGGACTCGTGTCAATAACTGTACGCGGGACGATCGGCCAGGGGTGGCCGAGACACCCGCGGAAGCTGTACGGATCGGTGCCCACGGGGTAGGGAACGGCGCGAAACGGGGTCATCGGAACCTGTAGAGTGAGGAACACCCTATGACGCATATGACGATCGAATGCCCGTGCTGCGGAGGCGAAATCGAGGCACGCCATACGGAAGCGATGTCGGCGACGCTGCGCCGCCTCTACTTCGTGTGCGACGACTGCGGCTTTCGAACGCCGGCCGGTCTCGAAATCCTGTTCTCGCTGTCGCCCCCGGCGCGGCCGCGGCCCGACGTCGCGCTCGATGTGCGGCCATCGGATCGACTGCGCGGCTTTGTCGATTCGCGCACGACGCTCCGGCTGATGGAGGCGGCGAAGTGAGATTCACGATTGCTTGCCCTCACTGCGGCGCGCGCGGCATCGCCCGCGTGCTGGAACAGAAGTCCGCGCTGGCGTGGGAGATCGATTACCAGTGCGATGACGTAGTGTGCGGCCATACGTACCGCGCACGGCTCGAAATGACGCCGACGGCGCCCGTGCAGCGGCGCGAGCGCGTCGGCGAACAGATGCGGCTCGCTGTCTGAGCTGCTGCGAAGTGGAGCGGTATCGACACGGTGTCTAAACGGCATCGAGTCGATATCGATTCGATATCGAACAGAGATAGGGGTGGTTGATGATTCTGGCAGTGGGAAACCCGAAGGGCGGCGTCGGCAAGTCGACGACTGCGGTACAGCTCGCGATCGGTCTGGCGCTCGACGGCGCGCGCGTTTGGCTCGTCGACGGTGACAGCCAGCGAACGAGCCTGTCGGCGATCACGGCTCGCGCACACACGGGCCGGCCGTTGATCGCGGCGTCGGCCTATGCGGACGGCCCGTCGTTGCGGGCCCAAGTGCTGCAGCAGTGCGTGCAGTTCGATCAGGTCGTGATCGACGTTGGCGGGCGCGACTCCGGTGCGTTCCGGGCGGCCCTGACCGTCGCCGACGCGGTGTTGATTCCGGTTCTCCCGCGATCCTTCGACGTGTGGGCGCTCGATGACATGGCGAAATTGCTCGATGAGGCTCGCGCAGTGCGCGAGCTGCGCGCATTCGCTTTTCTGAACGCCGCGGATGTGCAAGGGGCGGACAATCGCGACGCCGAATCGATCATCGCGGGCTACGCGGGTATCGAATTGCTGCCGTGCCGTCTGCATCGTCGCAAAGCGTTCTCGAACGCGAGCGCGGCCGGGTTGCACGTCGAAGAAATGCCGCGCCGCGACACCGTAGCGTGTGCAGAAATCGAACGTGTGCAGGATGCCGTGCTGCGAGCAAGCGGGGCGCTCGCGCGCTAGTGAAAAAGACATCATGTCGATATCGAGTGGATATCGACATGGTATCGAGAGGACAGTTAATAGATAGGGGTTGACATGTCGATTACGAAAAGACCGACGCTTTCTCAAGGCGAGGCAGCGATTGCCGCATTCATTTCGGGTGCACCTGACGCGCGGCCGGCGGCACCGCCTGTTGTAACAGTCGAGCCGCAGAGCCCGACGGTGCCGCGCCGGCCGAGAAAGAAAAAAATCAGCATGGATATTGATGCCGAACTGCTCGAACGCGTCGACCGTGCGGCGCATGCAATGGGTATATCGCGAAACGCCGTGCTCGCCTTGGGCGCGTCGCGCTTCGTTGACGAGACGATGCGCGATTGACGACGCTCGCATCATGAGCGCAGCAGCCCTGACAAAACTGACAGGATTAGCGCTCTGGGGTACATGCTACATTCCCCGCCAAATACTCCGGGGGGTGTCAACATGGGATTTGCATTCATCTGCGAAGGCGACACGACGACGCACGGCGGCCGTGTCGTCGGCTGTAACACGGCCAATCTCGTTTACGGCAAGGCAATTGCGCTGCTCGGCGATATGGTGACGTGCCCGCGCTGCGGCGGAATCTATCCGATCGTGAGCGTGAAAAGCGGACTCAACATGACGTTCGGCGACCGGCCGGTCGCGACCGATGGCGACAAGACGGCATGCGGTGCGACGCTGATCGCTTCGCAAGGCACCGCAACGGTTGCGCCCACGGCGGGCCAAGGTAGCCCCATTGGCGGCGGAAAGAGCGTCATCGCGCAGGCGCGCTCGGCGCCGAATGAACCGTATCGCGGCCGCTTCCAGTTGCTCGATGACCATACACGCGAGCCACTCGCGAATCACGCATATACGATCACGTCCGCGGACGGTCGGACCGTCCACGGTCAAACCGACGCGAACGGATTCACAAGCTGGCTCGACAGTGACGAAGCTTCGTCGCTGACGTTCACCAACTCGGGCGCGAGCCCCGCATGAGCGACTACGGAACAAGCAACGCCGTCGGCGGCATGTCGACGGGCGAAGGCCAAACCACGCGAGTTGGGTTGAGCCGCGGGCAATTGTCGCCGCAGGATCATGCGGTGTTATGTGATGCGATTTGCCGTTGCAGCCGTGTCGGTGTCGCGACGACGGACGGCAAGATTTTGCGCCAGGCATGCGTATCGCAACGGCTGAAGGCGAAAAACTTGGTCGCCAAAGGGCTGACCGGCGCGCCGACGCAGTATCTTCCGGAAGTCACTTACGACATGCGGCAATCTCCCCCCGCGCCCGTGATGAGTAGTGCCGACCCGCTCATGCCGCATAGCTGGTTGCCCGCATGGATTCAGAAGTATTTTCCGGGCGGCATGGACGCATACAAGCAAGCGAAGAAGACGTACTTCCGCCGGCCTGATGTCGTGATCGTGAACGATCCAAGCCAGCCGCCGGTCCAGTCCAACATCAAGCAGATTGTCGAGATGAAGTTTCCGCCCGACGACTTTTCGAAGGGCCAGCGCGAGGCGTATCTGGATATCGCCGGCGATGACCGAAAGCTTGCGGCGATTGGGCCGGAAGATTGCCGGTGCGGCGAGGCGGATCGTCAATCGCAGCCGTCGACCTCCACTCAAAAGCAACCCAATCTGGAAGACATGTTCGGCGACAAGCTGCCGTCGTCGGGCGGTATCATGCCGCTGATGCCGCCGATTCCCCCCGTACCGTTACCGCTTCCCTGATTCTAATTATGGCAATGACGCAAGATGAACTGGCCGCATGGGCGAATGATCCGGGCCGGGCCGGATCACTCCCTTATGGGCTGTTTGAGCCAAACCATCAACGCAGGATCGTAGGCGCGATTTTGGCCGTCCGCGGCGTACTGTACTTCCGAGACGGGCACACGCCGCAGAGGCGCGAGGCGTTAACTCGTTGCTTCCAACGCTACGACGCTGCGCTTCGCACATATCAGCACGCACTTGCGCAATCGCAAGGACGCGAACCATCGAAAGGCACGCCACTCCGCTGGCTCTATCAGGAGGGGAAGCAACCGACGGCGATTGAAAAAGCTCCGTCGTTTTCCTCGCTCGCGAAGGACACTCCGTCTGATGATCTACTCGTCGTCGGGTTGTCAGATGCGGAAGAGAAAGAAGGCGCGGGGGCGATGGAGTTTGTGACGTTCTGTCTCGAAGATTGGCAAGCAGCGCTGAATCGCGGGCTCGATGTGCTGTCGTTCTCAGTCCCGCCAGCGTTCCTGACGTTGTGCCCGAATGTTTTTCAGGCACTTTTCGCACAAGCGGCCGACGATCTGGACGCCGTACATGGGCATGCCGGGTATGCGGTGAATCTGTCACTGCTGCGGCGCGATCCGAACGAGGCGTCGGAGTATTTTCTGGCCCGTCGCTATGGTCCGGGGCTCGATGTAGGCGACCCAGTTCGAAGGGGGGTGCGCCGACTCACGAACCGTATCAAAACGGTCGACTGGCTCACGGCAATCAATGCCGATATGGTGCGCGAGCTCGGCGGGCGGCAGAGTCTGGCTCTCCCTCCCGATTGGTTCGGGCTGCGGTCTTACGGTAGCGACGGCTTGCTCATTCAAGCAGGAGTGGCACCGCAAACGGGAATCGCAGGGGAGAAGGGGCAAGCGCCCGAACCGCCGCCAGCATATGTACTCGTGAATCAGGCGCTGCGCCCACTCATTGCCGATGCCGTCGGCACGCTTCAGAGCGGCACGCCGAATAGCACCGCGCCGCTTTTAAACACCGAAGTCTCGACAGAGGCTTGGCTGCACCGATTCGATATCGATCCTGATCGCATCTACGGCTATTGGGAAGCGCTGCACAAGATGCCGAAGCTGCCGCCGTCGCCGTAACGGCAAGGGTGCCATTGCGCGAGTTGCAATAGTGGTGCCAAATTCTGCACGAAAGCGCATGAAAACGCACGAATTTGCCACCATGCGAAATCGCGCGAAGCCCGCGCCAGTAGGCGCTCGGGCGCTGGGCGGCGAATGCATGAAAACTGCCCCATCAAGAAAGACCGCGGGCGAGGAGGGGGACCGCGCAAAGGCCGCCGCGGCGGCCTGCTGGTGCGGGCGGGTCGGACCCTCAAACGCCCCCGTGCAGCCGCGTCATGGCCTCGCAGAGTCGCTCGCGGCGCTCGACCCGAACGCGGGCCACCCTGCCAACGCCAAGCCGCTGTAGGCCCTCTATCCGCACCGGCGGATTCGCCCTATACCGCTTTCGCGGCCTCGCGGCAACAGTGTTCGGGACAATGGGACGCCAGACGGGACAACGGGACGCTAGTCGGGACACAGGCGGGACAGTGAGGGGATACCCTATGCGCCGTCCTGCCGAGTCGCTCTGCGGCTTGCGTTCACCGGGCGCAAAAAAAAACGCGCCCGATTGCCCGGTGCGCGGCCCTGCCGCATGGATTCGTTGAGTTATCGCCGGATGCGGATGCGTGACCGGACGACGAGTTCGGGAATTGATACGACGGTCAGGTGACGACGACCACGCACGACGCATCAACTTCGTCGTCTGGGTCGCTATCGAAATGACTCATCACAGCGCGCACGATATACGTTGCGTCTTTCGGTACGACAAAGGTTTCGATTTCGTCGTAGTCGATGCCCGGCTCCAACACGTACCCGCCGTCGAACCGAGACACGATATTCCGCGCCGGGAACTTGACGGGTAGCTTTGCGGGATCGAGATGCCCATCCGGCAGTTTGCGGGGAAGCACCTTAACCTCGACATCAATATCCCCGCTCTTTCCACCGTCGAGCTCGATCGGCACCTTGCCCACGTTCTTGGGGCGCACATGTACAACCAGCAGTCGCCGGTCTTCGTCATAGGGCTGCACGTCCGCTGATACGCCGATATTAGGGTTGATTTCGTGCGTGTCTTCGACCGAAAAGTTGTGATACGCCCACCACGCTGCAACCGGTATGGCGATCAACGACGCACAGGTGAGCGCGAATTCCGCCCAGGGCTTCACTTTTTCCAACTGGAATTTCATGGTCCCCCTCGCATTTGTCAGCGTCCCGCCGATCCTAACAGGTCAAGACGCAAGTTGTGCTACGCGGCCGCTGGCGCCGGCGGAATCTCGTAATCGTCGAACGTCACAACCTCCTCGCCGAGCCAGTCGTTCAGCTCGGCGAAGCGCGCCTGTAGCGGCCTGATTTCGTTGCGCCCGAACACGCGCGCGGCGGTGTCCGGCGTGCCGAACCCGCCCGAATTGCTCGGCACGATGCCGAGCAACTGCGGCGGCACGCGGTGTGCGGCGAGCAGGTCATCGCGCGTCACGTTCTTGATGTTGAAGAACTCGTCCTTCGCGGCGACCTCGGACACGGGAATGAGCTGGATGCCGTCCTTCTTCCCGCCCGGCGCGTACATGAACACGTTGCGGAAGTTGCCCGGCCCCTTCGCGTTCTTCAGCGCGTCGCGCATGTTGTCCACGTCGTCCTGCTTCTGCGCGGCGTCGGTCATGTACAGGATGAAGCCGGCGTGGCTGCCGTTCTCGTAATACTTGCGCCGGAACAGCGTCGACGATTCGTTCAGCCACGCCGAGTGCAGCGAGCTCAGATACTCGGGCAGGCCATAGACCTCCTGATTGATGTCCGGCCGCACGAGCTGGAACACGCTGTCGGGCTCGAACTCGTGCCGCTCCTGCCAGCCGTTCACGTACACGAAGCCGCTGAAATCGGCCTTGCGCCGGACGTACTTCGCGAGCGCGGGCTCGAGCCGCAGCGTGCCGCCGACCATGTTGCGGCGGCGTTCCAGATAGCCGTTGCCGAACGTCAGGAAATCGAGCGCCCACCGCTCGAACGCGTGCCGCGACAGCCAGCGGTGCGGGCGGAACGTCGACGCCAGCACGTTCGCCTTGAAGAACAGCGCCGAGCTATGGTGCGTGCTCGCGCGAAACGATTTCGCCAGGCCGGCGAAGCTGACCGGCGGCTCGAACCATTCGCCGTTCGACCAGCACTCGACGTAATCGAGAATCTCGGCCCGGTTCATGACGGGCGTCGGATCGTCGAACGTGAAGACCTCGGCACGCGCCGGCGCGGCGCTGCCGGCGCTCGGATTGGGCGCGGCCGCGAACGTGCGCGGCGCGCGCGATCGGCGCTTGCTCATGCGTAAAACTCCGTGAATGAAGATGAATGAATGCCGCCGCCGGCGAGCGGCTCGCGGTCGATCGCGTGCAGGCACGCCCACGCCAGGTCGGCGTGGCCCGTCTCGTCGGTACGGCCAGCGGTGTAGGTCGCCTGACGGCCGCTCGCCGTCATCGTCTGTTTGATCGCCATGAACGCCGCCGCCAGATCGGTCCAGCCCGCGTCGAATTGCAGGCGGCCGTTCCGGACGACGGATTGGCCCTTGAGCACGAGACGGGTTTTCACCTCGGGCGAGTAGTTCAGCGCGACGGCGGCCGGGAAGAACTTGCGCACGAGCTGGTAGACGCCTTGCCCCATGCCCGTGGTGTCGATCGCGATGTAGCCGACGTTGTAGCGCTGCGTGATCGCCTCGATCGCCGCGGCCTGTTCCTCAAAGTCGTTGCCGCGGAACTGGTGACGTTCGAGCACGCGGAAGGCGCCGCCGTCGACGCGCGGCGGCGCCACGACGACGAGGCCCGCCGAGTCGCCCGTGAGCGCCGGATCGTAGCCGACCCACACCTCGCGATAGCCGAACGGCCGCAGCAGCAGCGGCGAGAAGTCGTCCGCCCATTCTTCCCACGAGTCGACCATGCAGCGTTGCAGGTCCGACAGCTTGAACACCGACAGCGAATCGTCGATGAACTGGCACATGAGCAGATTCGCGAATTCCTCGGCGCTGTACTCGCGGCGCAGTTCGTCGATGTCGAACAGGTCGCAGCCGCCCGCCATCGCATCGAGCACGGTCACGATCTGCCGCCACTGCGCGTCCTCGCACAACATGCCGCGCACGAGCGCCTCGTGGCTCGTGTCGATCTGGATGCGCTCGCCCGCGGCGCGGCCGCGGTTCGCGTGCGCGCCGCTCCAGAACGCGTACGCCTCGTGCGTGACGCTGGACGGCGTGCTGAAGTACGTCTTGCGCCAGCGCTTGTGCATCGCCATGCCGGAGGCGACCTTGTTCAGCTCGCGGAACTTCGGAACCCAAAAGTATTCGTCGAAGTAGAAGTTGCCGTGGTACGACTGCGCGGTGCGCGCGTTCGTCCCCAGGAAGTACAGCGTCGCGCCGCTCGGCAAGATGATCGGATCGCCCGTGAGTTCGATGTCGGCCGCCGCGCGCGCGAACTGCGTGATGTACTGCTTGAAGACGTGCGCCTGAGCCTTGCTCGCCGACAGGAAGATTTGATTGCGGTCGGTGTCGAGCGCGTCGACGAGCGCCTCGCGCGCGAAGTACCACGTCGCACCGATCTGCCGCGATTTCAGGATGTTGCGCGTGCGCTGATCGCCGTTCCGATACCAGACTTTCTGATAGTCGAACAGCGAATCGCGGAACGCTTCGATGATGCGCTGGTGCTGCTCGTCGCTGATTTCGTTGCGCGGCGCACGGCGTTTCGGGCCAGCGTTGCGCGATGCAATCTTCGGGTTCAGATCCGATTCCTTCCCCGTCTCGTCATACTTGCGCACGCGCGCGAGCCGCTCGACTTGGCGGCCGAGCAGGTCGATTTCCTTGTAGTCCGCGCCGTCCTTCTTCTCCTTCGCGATCAGCACCATCATGCGCACTTCGAGCGATGCCTCGATGCGCTCGACGGGCGTTGCGTCCTTCCACTTTTCGCGGCGGCACCACGACGCGACGGTCGCGGGCTTGATGTCGAGATGGCGGGCGATCGACGCGATGCGCCAGCCTTGCCAATAGAGCGTGCGCGCGACCTTGCGCACGTCGTTTTCGAGCTGATGAGGGTCCGTAGTTTCAAGCATGCGGCCAAGCGTAGGCCGCCGCGTGCGCGCGAGCACGCGCAGCGCGCTGTACCCGCGTGAGCCACAAACGCCGCGGATTGAGCCGTGGCGCGTGAACGCCGAACATGAGAACCACGCTCACTCAACCATGTTCGACCCTCTCTATGGCAAGCAAAACGAAATTCTTCCGCGTCGCAGTGGAAGGCGTGACCGTCGACGGTCGCGAGATCAAGCGTGAATGGCTCACGCAGATGGCGAAGCACTACGACCCGAAGCTGTACGGCGCACGCGTGAACGTCGAGCACATCAAGGGCTGGGCGCCGCTGTCGGCGAACAACCCGTTCGGCGCGTATGGCGACGTGATCGCGCTGAAGGCAGCCGAGATCGAAGACGGCCCGCTGAAAGGGAAGATGGCGCTGTATGCGCAGATCGATCCGACCGACGAGCTCGTCGCGCTGTCGAAGAAGCGCCAGAAGCTCTTCACGTCGATCGAGATCAACCCCGACTTCGCCGACATCGGCGAGGCGTATCTCGTCGGACTCGCGGCGACCGACGACCCGGCGAGCCTCGGCACCGAAGCGCTGCAATTCGCCGCGAAGCGCTCGAACAACCTCTATACGCCCGCGTGCGAGACGGCGATCGAATTCGAAGGCGCGGCCGAAACGGCCGGCCTCAAGGAATGGGTAAAGGGCCTGTTCGCCCGCAACCGCGAGAACGACGACGAGCGCTTCGCAGACGTGCGCGAAGCGCTCGAGCGGGTCGCCATCCATGCGCACCACACGGGCCGCGAAGTCGCGACGCTGAGCACGGCTGTCACGAGCGCGACGGGCGCCGCGGCCGACGCGAAGAAGCGCGCCGATGAAGCCTTCGCCGCCGTCGAAGCGCTGACCGAGAAGCTGTCGAACACCGACAACGGCGCGCCGCAACGCCCGCCGTCGACCGGCTCGACGGGCGAGCTCGTGACCGACTGCTGACCCATCCCGCACACCACACAGGAGAATTTCCCGATGAGGAAGGAAACGCGCCAGGCGTATGAAAAGTTCGCCGCGCAAATCGCCAAACTGAACGACACGGGCGACGTGTCGAAGAAATTCGCGGTCGAGCCGACCGTGCAACAGCGGCTCGAAACGAAGATGCAGGAATCGAGCGAGTTTCTCAAGCGCATCAACGTGTTGCCCGTGACCGAGCTCGAAGGCGAAAAGCTCGGCCTGTCCGTGTCCGGCCCGATCGCGAGCCGCACCGACACGACGAAGGCCGCGCGCCAACCGATCGACCCGACGGCGCTCGACAGCAACCGCTACCGCTGCGAGAAGACCGACTACGACACGGCGATTCCGTATCGCAAGCTCGACATGTGGGCGAAGTTCGCCGACTTCCAACAGCGCATCCGCGACGTGATCCTCAACCAGGGGGCGGTCGATCGCATCATGATCGGCTGGAACGGCGTGAAGGCGGCCGCGACGACTGACCGGCAGGCGAACCCGCTGTTGCAGGACGTGAACATCGGCTGGCTGCAACAGTACCGCGAGCGCGCGGCGCAGCGCGTGCTGCACGAAGGCGCGAAGCAGGCCGGCAAGGTGCTCGTCGGCAAGGCGGGCGATTACGAGAACCTCGACGCGCTCGTGATGGATATCGTGTCGTCGATGATCGACCCGTGGTTCCAGGAAGACACGGGCCTCGTCGTGATCTGCGGCCGCGAGCTGCTGCACGACAAGTATTTCCCGATCGTCAACGCGACGCAGGCGCCGACCGAGCAGCTCGCGGCCGATCTGATCGTGAGCCAGAAGCGCATCGGCAATCTGCCGGCCGTGCGCGTGCCGTTCTTCCCGAAGCGCGCGCTGATGGTCACGAAGCTGTCGAATCTGTCGATCTACTACCAGGAAGGCGCGCGCCGGCGCACGCTGAAGGAAGTGCCGGAACGCGACCGCATCGAGAACTACGAATCGTCGAACGACGCCTACGTGGTCGAAGACTTCGGCTGCGGCTGCGTGGCCGAAAACATCGAACTGGCGGCGGCATGACGATCAACACGCCCGCCCGCGCACACTTCAATCGCGTCTCGGCCGCGCGCGCGGCGGCCGCCGCGTCGCCCGGCGCGACGATGAAGGGCGCGACCGCCTATGAGCTGATGCTCGCGAAGCTCGCGGCCGACCGCCGCGCGCTCAAGGGCATTCAGTCGATCGAGCGGAAGATCGAGCTGAAACGCAAGCTGCTGCCGGAGTACGCCGACTATGTGGCGGGCGTGTTGAGCGGCGGCCGCGGCGCGCAGGACGACGTGCTCGTGACGGTGATGGTCTGGCGCATCGACGCCGGCGACTTCGACGGCGCGCTCGCGATCGCGGCCTACGCGCTCTCGAACGGGCTCACGCTGCCCGACCAGTTCGAGCGCTCGCTCGCGTCGCTCGTCGCCGAGCAGTTCGCCGACGCCGCGCTGTCGTCGTTCCTCGACGGCGAGACGTTCGACGCGGCGAGCCTCGAGCTCGTCGACGATCTGACGCGCGCGGCCGACATGCACGACCAGGTACGCGCGAAGCTGTACAAGGCGCTCGGCTACGCGACGCAGGCCGCCGCGCCGGCGCGCGCGCTCGACTATCTGCGCCGCGCGGTCGCGCTGAACGATCGCGTCGGCGTGAAAAAGGACATCGACCGGCTGACGAAGCAGGTCGAAGCCGCGAGCCGTCGAGGCGACGGCACCGACGGCACGTAAAGAGCCCACCTCGGCATGGCGGCACCGGCGCCCAGGCCCTACGCCTGACGGTCACGGGCCTTGTGCGCCGGTCCACCGCCACCTCATTGCGAACCGACCATGAACAGCTTTGTTGCCACCGCCGCGCCCGCCGTCGCGGCGACGCCGATCGAAGGCACGTTGACGAACGACGGCTTCTTCCCGGACATCGATCTGTCCGCGCTGCGCGACGCGATGCGCCTGGACGGCACCGTGACGGCCGAGCGGCTGCGGCACGCCGCGCGCGACGCGATGCTGACCGTGAACGACGAGCTCGCCGCATGGCGCGCCCGGCAGCGCGCGGCGGGCGCGGCGACGCTCGCCGACGTGTCGGCGCCACGCATCGATGGCGAATCGGCACACGTGGCCCGCTACCGGCGCGCGGTGTACCACCTGACGCACGCGGACGTGACCGAGAAATACCGCGGCTACGACACGACGAAGAGCGGCGGCCAGGTCGCGGCCGATCTGGCTGCGACGGTCGACGACGCACGCCGCGCCGCGCGATGGGCGATCAGCGACATTCTCGGCCTCGCGCGCTCGACGGTGGAGCTGATCTGATGGCTCGCCCCCTGTACCGCATTCGTCAGTTCGCGCAGTCCCGCGTGCGCGGCGGGAAGCTGTTCTGCGCCGGCGCGTGCCAGGTGCAGCAGCGCGTCGCTGGCCTGTTCTGGCTTGAGATTGCCTATTGCTCGGATCGCACCGGCGCGGAGGCGGCCATACGAGCCGCCGTGATCGCGCGCCGGCGAGCCCGGCTCAAGCCGCGCGTGCTCGGCCTGTTCGATCGCGACGGGCAGGCGCTCGGGCAATGAAGATCGCGGCGCTCCAAGGCGAGACGCTCGACGCGCTGTGCTGGCGACACTACGGCAGCACGGCGGGAACCGTCGAAGCCGTGCTCGAAGCGAACCCCGGCCTCGCCGAGCTGGGCGTCGTGCTGCCGATGGGAACCGTCGTGGAGATGCCCGAGCGCCGCGCGATCGAGACGACCACGCCGCTATTGCAACTGTTTGACTGACCGGAGCCGAATGAATGGCTGAACCGAACACTTCTTCGGCCGCGGCGCTGTTCGCCGCGGTCGGCCTCGCCGGCATCGCGCCGGGCGTCGACGGCGACGCGCTAATCGGCGCGTTCGCGGGCGCGGCGCTCGTCGTCGTCACGTCGAAAGACCTCGGCCTCGCGAAGCGCGCCGCGTACATGCTCATCTCACTCGTGATGGGCTACCTCGCCGCGCCCGAAATCATCCACGCCGTGCCGATCCGCTCGACGGGCGTCGCCGCGTTCTTCGCGGCCGCGCTGGTGATCGCGGTCACGCTCACGCTGATCGAGCGCGTGAAGGGCATGGACCTGTTCGCGCTGTTTCGCAAGGGAGACTGACGTGCATGTCTCGTCCGCACTCGTCGCGCTCGCCGCGCACCTGGCCGTCATCGTGCGCGTGCTGACCTACCGCAAGAACGGCGCGCGGCATCGCTTCCACGTCGCGTGGGCGGCCTGGGTGATCGTCGCGATTTCGGGCGGCTCGGCGATCGAGCTGCTGTTTCATCCGAAGCCGACCGGCTTCTTTCACGCGGCGCTCGCGGTTCTGCTCGCCGTGTTGGTGTACCTCGCGCGCGGCAACGTCGCGCGCCTTCTACGGAGTGACGAAGCGTGAACATCCTTCGATTCAACGATCACGGCGCGGAAGTCGGACTGCTGCAGCAGCGCCTCGTGCGCGCCGGCTACCCGGTCGACGTATCGCACCTTTACGACGAACAGACCGAGCGAGCCGTCCAGACGTTGCAGGCGGCCGCGGGTCTCGTCGTCGACGGCATCGCCGGCCCGAAGACGTACCGGGTGCTCGCCAGCGGGCAGCGCGACCCTAAGCACCTGACGGACGCCGACCTCGCGCGCGCGGCCGCGACGCTCGGCGTATCGCTCGCGTGCGTGCGGGCGGTCAACGAAGTTGAGTCCCGCGGCGTCGGCTTTCTGGACGACGGCCGGCCGAAGATTCTGTTCGAGCGGCATGTCATGTATCAGCGGCTCGTCGCGAATGTCGGCAGGGAAGCGGCGGACGCTGCCGCCGCACGATGGCCGGGCGTCGTCAACCCGAAGCGCGGCGGCTACCAGGGCGGCGCCGCCGAATACGTGCGGCTCGACACCGCGGCGCGCATCGACGCGGTATCCGCTTACGAGTCCGCGAGCTGGGGCGCGTTCCAGATCATGGCGTATCACTGGAAACGCCTGGGTTACGCGAGCGTCGACGAATTCGTGTCCCGTATGGAGCTGGGCGAAGCCGAGCACCTCGACGCGTTCGTGCGGTACGTCGCGGCCGACAAGAAGCTGCTAGCAGTGCTTCGTGCCCGGAAGTGGGCTGCGTTCGCGGAAGGCTACAACGGCCCGGAATTCGCGATCAACCTGTATGACGTGAAGCTCGACCGCGCGTATGCGAAGTACGCCGGCACGAGCAAGGCGGCCGCATGAACCTCTCGCGCCTCATGCCGTGGCTGGCGCTGCTCGCGTTGATCGCGCTCGTCGCAAGCTGTCAGCACGGCCGCGCGCTGCGCGCGCAGCTCGACCGGGCGACTGACGACGCGCGCCGCGCGAAACACGACGCGCAGGCGAGCGCCGCCGTAATCGAGCGCCTGTTGGCTGATGCCAAGGCGAAAGACGCGCAGCGCGCACAGCTCAAGCGCGCACGCGCCGGCGTTAATGCAACGCTCGCGACCTATCGAAACGAACTGCGGAGACTGATCGATGAAAACGCCGCCGTGCGCGCCTGGGCTGCTGGCGCTCTGCCTGACGATGTTGTGCGCCTGCACGCAAGCCCCGCCCTCAACGGCGCCGACGATTTCGCTCAACGAATGCGCGGCGGTGACGCCGTGCACGATGCCGGCGATGGCGCCGCGAACCAACGGTGAACTCAGCGACGCGCTGCACGTCGCGCGCGCGGCGTGGGCGCGCTGCGCGTCCGAAGTCGACATGATCGCGACGTGTCAGGCACGCGTGCGGCGGGCGGACGGCCATGAATAAGCCGAGCAGTCTACGCGCGGCGCTCGTCGCCGCGTTGCCGCAGCTCAACGCCTCGCCGGACCAGTTGCTCGTGTTCGTCAACGAAGGCCGGATCGAGGCGACGGGCACGCGCACGGCGTCGTTCGACTATGAATACGAGTGCGAGATCATCATTCGCGACTTCATCGGCAACCCGGACGACGTGATGATCGCCGTGGTCGAATGGGCGCGCGCGAATCAGCCGGATCTCGTGACGAATCGGGACGAGCGCCGCAACGGCATGACGTTCGTCGCCGACATCCTGTCGAACAATGCCGTCGACCTCGGGCTCAAGGTGAAGCTGTCGGAAAGCGTCGTGGTCGGCATCGACGAAGCCGGCAACCGCACGGTCGAGCACATCGACGACGCAGCCGACGAGTGGCTCTCATGACGGACGATCTTCAGGCGCTCGAACGATGGGCGGGCGGGTTGCTCGCGAAGCTGTCGCCGGCGGCCCGCCGTCAACTGCTGCGCGAGCTCGGCCGCGATCTGCGCCGCGCGCAGCAGTCGCGCGTCGCCGCGCAGCGGAATCCGGACGGCAGCGGGTACGAGCCGCGGAAGGTGAAGGCGGGCGGCAAGCGCTTGCGCGAGAAGGCCGGTCGCGTCAAGCGCGAGGCGATGTTCCGGAAGCTGCGCACCGCGCGCTATCTGCGCATCGATGTCGACAATACGGGGCTGGCGATCGGCTTCGACGAACGACTGTCGCGCATCGCACGTGTCCACCAGGAGGGCCAGAAGGCGCCCGTCGAGCCGGGCGGGCCGCTCGCGCAGTATCCGGTTCGTGTCGTGCTCGGTTTCTCGGATGCCGATCGCGAGCTCGTGCGCGATCGATTGTTACGCTATCTGAACCGATGAGCCGCTCACATCGGCCATTTGTTGAGAGACTGGAATTAAGGGCGCATGGTTACGGCCTCTAACCTTGCTTGCATTCGCCGACCATTACGATTTCATCGTCGTCGACTTACGTTATTCATTCTGCCCCCTGAATTCGACTGCAGGAAGTTGGGATTATTTGCTTGATCTGACCTATAACGCCGAAAGATGAGGGCTGCTTCTGGACACCTTGTACGCGACTCCGGTAGGTATCCCGATCCTGTTCATCCGGCATCCATCAAACCTTCGTTTGCTAGACGGCTAACCACCGTTGGTCGCGATGCTGTGAATTCATGCAATGCTGCAGTGATAAGGAGGGGAAAGTCATGCCAAGCGCGACAGTCTATCGCTTCAAGGTTTTCAATATTTACACTTGCGAGTACAAGTTCCCGCCTAAGCGTGGAACTCGTGAGGCGATCGAGGGACTCGGCGGCGAGCCAAGGCCAGTCGTGATCGAGGAGTCTGCCGAAGAGGTTAATGCGGAACTACTCGACGGAGATGGTTTCATTCGCGACCCAAAGGGATGAGTCTCCTGAATTGCCGGACGAGCGATTCATTGTGAACCGCCTATCCATGACGACGGCAACGTAGTTAACTTGGCGGCAAGCCATACAGAGACGGGAAAAGCGTTGAGCGTGGGATGCCCCGCGGGTCGCTTACTGTTAATCTGATTGTTCAGCCGTCGCGTGTGAGGAAATCATGATGTCAATTGGGCTGGGTATCTTTCTATCCACTCTCGCCGCTAGCCTGCTACTTCTCTATCGATGGACGCAGGATAGGTGGAACTGGAAGCAACTCTTGAGAAGGCTCTTGGCAGGATTATTGATCGTCCCTCTTGCTGGCGCATCGGCTCTTTGGGCATACCGAGCATACACTAATCGTCCTGTCCCTCAGACCTCGTATTACGGCGTCTCGCTTGGAATGAATAAGGACGAGGTCACGTATGTGCTGGGTAGACCGTCGAACGTCATTGCTCCCGGAAACCCTTTCGGAAAAAATTGGTGGGACCAGGTTTCCTTGCTGATTCCCACCGATAAACTCCCCGATGGCAAAAAAGTTGGAGACTACCAATCATGGTCATACGATGGTCCGCCAAGAATTGATGTCGGATTCGATAAGGATAATGGGAAAGTGATTAGTGTCAGCTGCTACGCAAGCACTCGTCATTGTCGCAGCATTCTCGACGTATGGAACGGAACGTCCGAAAAAAGCGTTATTGAAATCCTCGGTAAACCAGGAACGGCTCGGATCGACGATGTAAAAAAAATTATGGATTACCCGAAACTTAACGTGACCCTGTACTTGGAAAAGGGTGAAGTCTACATGCTGGAGGTTCGGCAATTCCGCCAACCATAGAGTTTACGCACACAACCGCTAACGCTTCGAAGAAACGTCATGAACCAGACCGAATTTGAGAAGACCTATCTAGGATACTGTCGCGAATGTAATGGTTGGGGAGTGATCAAGTCAATTAACCCAAACACCCGGTTTGAGGAATGCGAGTGCATCAAAGAAGGGCGTTGCCCGAGGTGCAGTCAAGAAGGACTCGGTACGTACGACATCTGCTGCGCCAACTGCGGCTGGCAGCGGGATAGTGCCGATCGCGGGTTGCCGGGTAGCCTGATCGTTTAGCTTCAAGTCGCCCATGCGAAGCGTCTCCAGCCGAATCTGGCCGGGCTGCCGATCTACCTGCCGCCAGTTGCCGACAATGCTAGCAAGCCGCGATGGAATGCAAGTCGGGGCCGTCGAACGCAGGCACATTTGCAGTTATTCCGAGCACGCGCGCTCCGCCAGTTGCAGTTATTTTGAGCAAGAAACTTGCGTCGATTGCAAGCAAGGCCAGTTTCGAATGCAAGCAGCTACACCTATCGCGTGAGTTACGGTATGCGGTGATGAAATGAAAGTGCGATCTGCCGTTATGCTACTTGAAACGCTGAATCGATTGATGCACCCAAACGCCGAGATGCGATCGCGTGATACGCCTGGTTCGTCTCACATCCGATCCAGTGCAACCCCGCCTCGCGCGCCGCGACGAGAAACGTGCCGGAACCGGCGAACAGATCGCACACGACGCCGCCGGCCGGCACGAGCCGCACGACCTCGCGCGCTATGTCGAGCGGCTTCTCGGTCACGTGTTGCTTCGGCAACGGCAAGCGGTACGGGAACACGCCCGGCAGATACACCTCGCAGTCGCGCATCGCGCCGCGGCTCGCCCATACGACGAATTCCGCCTGCTGCGCGAAGCCGCCGCGCCGCGGCCGCGTGCGGCCGGGCGTCTTGTCCCATACCGCGACGCCGCGCAGGATCAAGCCGGCCGCCTGCACGACATCGGTCAGCGTCGGGAGCTGACGCCAGTCGATGAAGCTCACGAGCAGCCCGCCCGGCTTCAACGCGCGCCGGCATTCCGTCAGCCACGCGTGACACCAGAACGCCCACGCGCGTTGGTCCATGTTGTCGCTCTCGAAGTCCACGTAGGCGGCTTTCGTGTCGCTGTTGATGTACTTCGTGCTCGGTGGCCGCGAGCGCGCCGACGTGTGCAGTCCGCCCGACGAATACGGCGGATCGGTGAACACCATGTCGATTGAAGCGTCGGGCAGCATGCGCGCGAGCGTGAGCGCATCCATTGCGTGAAGTCGGTCGAGTAGCGAGGAAAGATCGGCCGCGGGCGCGGCGTCGGTAGCGTGAATCGTCATCGTGTTACGAGAGTGGAAATGCGCGCGCGGCACGAGCCGCCCGCACTGTTGCGTGTGTCGAGCGGCCATTGTCGACGCACGTTTCATTGCGCGGATCACGAGTGCGCTGTACCCGGCGGCACGACAAAGGCGAGTGCTCGCGCCACGCGCGGGCGACCGGCACCATTGCCGGTATGGATGCGAACGAAATTCAACGACAAGCACGCAACGCCGTGCGCAAAGGCTCGATTCTCGATGTCGACCACAAGGCGGCGCTTTGCCGCGTGGCGATCGGCGAATCGGACGACGACGGCCTGCAAACGAACTGGATTCCCTGGCTCACCCCCTCGGCCGGCGCGACGCGCGAATGGTTGCCGCCGACGAAGGGCGAGCAAGTCGTCGTGCTCGGCGCGATGGGCGACCTTGCGCAAGGCGTCGTGCTGCGCGGCGTGTTCTCCGACGCGTTCCCCGCACCGGACCACCTGCCGAACACCCACACCCGCGTCTACGCGGACGGTGCGCGCGTGAGCTACGACCACGACGCGCATGCGCTCACGGCCGAACTGCCCGCCGGCGCGACGGTGTGCGTCGTCGCGCCCGTGTCGGTCACGGTCGAGACGGAATCGGCGACCGTGAAAGCTGCGTCAGTCACGCTCGACGCCGAACAGACCACCTGCACGGGCGCGTTGCTCGTGAAAGGGCCGCTCGTGTTCAAGTCCGGCATGACGGGCTCGGGCAGCGCCGGCGGCGGCCACGTCATGCGCATCGACGGCGCGGCCGATTTCACGGGCGAAGTGCGCTCGATGGGCAAGAGCGTGCCGCACCACACGCACCAGGCGCGCGGCGAATCGGCTGAAGTGAGTCCGCCGCTATGAGGGGCATGAACGCAGAGACGGGCCGCTCGATGTCCGGGCTCGATCACCTCGCGCAGTCCATCGGCCGCATCGTCTCGACGCCGCTTGGCTCGTGCATCCAGCGCCGCACGTTCGGTTCGGAACTGCCCGACCTCATCGACGCGCCCGCCAACGGCGCAACCCGGATTCGCCTGTATGCGGCGATCGCGACTGCGCTCATGCGGTGGGAGCCGCGCTTGACCGTCACGCGCGTTCAGATTTCGGCAGCCGCCGCCGATACTTTCGCCGGCCGGCAGTTCGTCGACATCGAAGGCTGGACCGACGAGCGCGACGAGCTCGTCTCGCTGCGCGTGCCGATGACGAACGGAGGAACAGCATGAGAAGCACGCCCATCGATCTTTCGCAACTCCCCGCGCCGGACATCGTCGACCCGCTCGACTTCGAGACGCTGTTCGCCGAGCGCAAGGCGCGCCTCGTGTCGCTGTATCCGCCCGAGCACCAGGCGGAAATCGCCGCGACGCTCGCGCTCGAATCCGAGCCCGTGACGCGCGTCCTTCAGGAGAACGCCTATCGCGAAGTCCTGCTGAGGCAGCTCATCAACGACAAGGCGCGCGGCCTGCTGCTCGCCTACGCGCGCGGCACGACGCTCGACCACATCGCGGCGCTGTTCGATGTCGAACGGCTCGTGGTCACGGCGGCCGATCCGGAGCACGGTATCGATGCGGTCTATGAGGACGACGACAGCCTGCGCGAGCGCGTGCAGCTCGCGCCGCGCGGCTTCTCCGTCGCCGGCCCCGAAGAAGCGTACGTGTTCCATGCACGCGCGGCGGACGGCCGCGTGCTGTCCGCGTCCGCGCGCAGTCCCGAGCCGTGCGTGATGGTTGTCACGGTCCTGTCGCGCGAAGGCGACGGCACGGCGAGCGACGCGCTCATCGACATCGTGCGCGCGGCGCTCGAAGGCGTGCGCCCGCAAACCGACCAGGTGATCGTGCAGAGCGCGCAAGTCGTGCCGTATGCGATCCGCGCGACGCTGCGCTTCTTCTCCGGCCCGGATCGCGGCGTGGCGCTCGCGGAAGCCCGCAAGCGCACCGCGAAGTTCGCGGCGGACATGCGGCGCATCGGCATGGAAATCACGGTCGACGGCCTGCACGCGGCGATGCGCGTCGCCGGCGTGCAAAAGGTGCTGCTCGACTCGCCCGCCGGCGGCGTGCCCGTGACGCACGAGCAGGCGCCGTACTGCACCGGAATCGAGCTGATCGACGGCGGGGTCGCGGATGACTAAGTTGGCAACCTCGCTGCTGCCGCCGAACGCGACCGCGCTCGAGCGCCGGCTCGCGGAGGCGAACGCGCGCATCAGCGACATCCCGGTCGACATCGGCGCGCTGATGGACCCGGACGCGATCCCGCTGCGGTTTCTGCCTTGGCTCGCGTGGCACCTCGGCGTCGAGACGTGGAAGGACTACTGGCCCGAACAGGTGAAGCGCGCGCGCGTGAAAGCGGCAATCCGGATCGCGCGCAAGAAAGGCACGGCCGCGGCCGTGCGCGAAGTGTGCGCGTCGTTCGGCGCGAACGTCGCGATGCGCGAGTGGTTCGAGAAGACGCCGAAGGGCCGGCCGGGCACGTTCGAAATCTTGATGACGGTCGGCGCGCGCGACGGCATCCCGGCAACCGCCGAATACGTCGCCGACATCATCGCCGAAGTCGACCGGGCCAAGCGCGGCACCGCGCACTACACGTTCACGCAGGGTTTCAGCGCGACGGGCACGCAGCGCATCGGCGCGGGCGCACGCGCGGCGGTGTATCGCCGCCTGTCCCTCACGGATATCTGACATGGCAGGAATGGTCATCCACATTACCGACGCCGGCCGCGCGGCCCTGGTCGCCGGCGGCAACACCGGCACGGCCGCGCGCCGCGTCGTCGAAATCGGGCTCGGCACCGCGCCGTTCGCGTTCGATCGCGGCATGAAGACGATGCCGAACGAGCGCAAGCGCGTGACGACGTTCGGCGGCGAAAACGTCGCGCCGGACACGGTGCACGTCGTGATCCAGGACGACACGAGCGACCAGTATTCGCTGTACGCGTTCGGCCTGTATCTCGAGAACGGCGTGCTGTTCGCCGTGTACGTGCAGGACGCGCCGATTCTGGAAAAATCCCCCGCGGCGATGATGCTGCTGGCGACCGATGTCGTTTTCGCGACGATCGACGCAGCCAAGCTCGAGTTCGGGCCGGCGACGTTCCTGAATCCGCCGGCGACGACCGAGCGCAAGGGCGTGGTCGAGCTCGCCACGCAGGCCGAAGTGGACGCCGGCGACGACGACACGCGCGCGATCACGCCGAAGACGGCGAAGCGGCGCTACGCGGCGCTCTCGGGCGCGACGTTCGACGGGCGCGTGCGCGTCTTCGCCGATGTCGACGATCGCGCCGCGCAGCTCGACGTGTCGCCGAAGACGGCCGGCGTCGGCAAGGCCGGCAAGGCGCGCCTGTTCGGCACGTTCGGCGACGCGACGCTGCCCGATCTGAGCCCGCGCCTGGTCGCGACGCTGCGCGCGGGATTCGACGCCGGCGCGTGGGGGCGCGAGTACGTCGACGTTTGCCTGAACGACGGCACGAACAACGATGCGGCGAGCGACGCGAAGCAGAAGCGCGTCGCACGCTTCGCGTCGGGCGGCCGCGTGCTGATCGGCGAGCGCGCGGACGACGGCAAGACCGCGCTGCAGGTGCGCGGCGGCGTCGACGCATCGGAAGGCGTCGCCGCGCGCGCGATCGACGCCGGCGGCGCCGGCGGGCAGTTCCGCGCCGTGTACGACGGCTACGGCGCGTTCATCCGCAACGACGGCCGGAGCGTCTATTTCCTGTCGACACCGAAGGGGGCCCCGGACGGCGGCTTCAACGACTATCGGCCGTTCTCGTGGTCGCTGTCGACAGGGCAGGTGATCGTCGACGGCAGCGGAGCGGGCACGGTCTTCGGCGGCGCCGTGGACGTCGCGCGCGACCTCGAAGTCGGTCGGCAGGCAAGCGAAGGGCATATCAAGCTCGGGCCGGTCGACGGCTACCTCTACGCGAACCCGGTCAGCACCGGTTGGTGGTCGCCGGCGGGATCGTCCTATCAGTACATCTTCGCCGATCACACGTTTCGCATTGACGGGCGGATGGCGTGGCACGAAGGCAATCTCGACCCGCTCGACAAGAGCAAGGGCGGCATGCTGGCCGGCGATGTGTCGTTCGCGCCGGGCAAGCGGCTCGTGCTCGCCGAAGGTAGCCCGGCCGCGCCGTCGCTCACGTTCGCCAACGACGGCGCGCCGGATACCGGCCTCTATCACGCAGCCGACGGCGAGTTCGGCGTGACCTGCAACGGGCGCGCCGTCGTGCGGTTCTCGCCGGCGCTCGTGACCTTCGAGCAACCCGTGACCGTGCCGACGCCGCCGGCGGCGGATCGATCGACGCGCGCCGCGACGACGGAATGGGTGCGCACGGTCCTGTCGGCGACGACGATCGGCCAGATTGTCTTCGAGCCGCGCACGACCGTGCGGCCGGGCTTCCTCAAGGCGAACGGCGTGCTCGTGAACCGTGCCGACTATCCCGAGCTGTGGGCGTATGCGCAGGCGAGCGGCGCGCTCGTCTCCGATGCGGACTGGATGAAGGATCGGTGGGGCTGTTTCTCGACCGGCGACGGCGCGACGACGTTTCGCCTGCCCGAGCTGCGCGGCGAATTCATTCGTTGCTGGTCCGATGCGCGCGGCGGCGTCGACGCGACGCGCCAAATCGGCGCCTTCCAGGGCGACCAGAACCACACGCACGCACACGGCGCCGCGGCAAGCGAAGCGCCGGACCACGTCCACACCGCGTGGACCGACGTGCAGGGCTGGCACGGCCACCACGGTTGGACGAACGCTGTGGGCGACCACCAGCACGTCTCGCCGTGGGGCGAGCACCCGCAGATGTACAACCCGCCGTGGGGCACGTGGGGTGCCGCCAACAACCGCGGCGCGGAGGGCAGCGACAACGACAACGTGTACGGGATGACGAGCCCGGCCGGCAACCACAACCACGAATTCAACACCGAAGGCAACGGCAATCACGGGCACGCCGTCGGTATCGGCGGCGGTGGCCGGCACGCGCACACGATCGCCGTTCAACCCGACGGCGGCGACGAAGCGCGCCCGCGCAACGTCGCGCTGCTCGCGCTGATTCGCGCCTACTAACCACGAGAGACACGACATGCTGATTCACCACTACGACCCGGCAACGGGCGAATACCTGAGCAGCGGCCAGCCGGACGCCGACCCGCGCAACGACGGCCGCTGGCTGATTCCGGCGTCCGCGACGCTCGACGCCCCGCCGGCGCGCACGCCGACCACGTGGCCGTTTTACCGCGACGGCGCGTGGTTTCTGCTGCCCGACTACCGCGGCCGCCTCTGCTATCGGACGGACACGGGCGAGCCGGTCGAGATCGCGATCGCGGGCAAGACGCCGGCCGACCTCGGCCTGACGACCGAGCCGCGCCCGTCCGAGCGGCACGCGTGGCTCGACGGCGCGTGGACCGTGCCGGCCGAGCTGCTCGCGCGCGAGAAGCGCGACGCGGCGATGGCCGAGTTCGAGCGACGGTTGGCGATCGCGCGCCGGGAGAACCTCGGCAAAGCCGACGCGTACGCGGCCGGCCAGCTCGACGACGAGCAGACGTACTACTTCAAAGCCTGGTCGGCCTACCAGATGGCGCTCGTTGCCGCGATCCAGAAAGACACGTTCCCGGACGTGATCGCGTGGCCCGACACGCCCGCGCCGTACGTTCCGCCGCCGCCCGAGCCCGTCGCGCCGGAAGGCGTGCCGCCCGCCGCGCCGGCCGTTGCCGGCGACGCCGCGCGGCCGGAACCCGAACACGCCCCGGCCTGACGCCGGCCGATCATAGGGAATCCTCCCGATTTTTACGTAACAGGAGCTGCACACCATGCCGCAGGATTACCACCACGGCGTACGCGTCATCGAAATCAACGAAGGCGGCCGCCCGATTCGCTCAGTGTCGACGGCCGTGCTCGGCGTCGTCTGCACGGCGGCCGACGCTGACGCGAGCACGTTTCCGCTCAATACGCCCGTGCTGCTGACGAACGTCGTCGCCGCGCTCGGCAAGGCCGGCAAGAAAGGCACGCTGCGCCGCACGCTCGACGCGATCGGCAAGCAGACGAAGCCGCTGACCGTCGTCGTGCGCGTCGCCGAAGGCAAGGACGCGGACGAGACGACCTCGAACGTCATCGGCACCGTGACGCCGGACGGCAAGTACACGGGCATCAAGGCGCTGCTCGCCGCGCAGGGTGCGCTCGGCGTGAAGCCGCGCATTCTCGCGGCGCCCGGCCTCGATACGCAGCCGGTCGCGGCCGCGCTCGCGGCGACCGCGCAGTCGCTGCGCGCGATGGCCTATGTGTCGGCGTCCGGCTGCAAAACGAAGGAAGAAGCCGCCGCGTACCGCAAGCAGTTCGGCCAACGCGAAATCATGGTGATCTGGCCGGACTGGCTCGGCTGGGACGACACGACGAACTCGACGGCCATCATCCCGGCGCCGGCGATCGCCGCCGGCTTGCGCGCGAAGATCGACAACGACATCGGCTGGCACAAGACGATTTCGAATGTCGTCGTGAACGGCGTGTCCGGCATCAGCGCCGACGTGTCGTGGGATTTGCAGGACCCGGCGACCGATGCGGGCTACCTGAACGAGCACGAAGTGACGACGCTCGTGAACCGCAACGGCTTCCGGTTCTGGGGCGAGCGCACGTGCTCGGACGATCCGAAGTTCGCGTTCGAGAACTACACGCGCACCGCTCAGGTGGCCGCCGATTCGATCGCCGAAGCGCAGATGCCCGTCGTCGACGGCCCGCTGAATCCGTCGCTCGCGCGCGACATCGTGGAAAGCATCAACGGCTGGTTTCGGCAGCAGGTCGCGAACGGCTACCTGATCGGCGGTAGCGCGTGGATCGATCCGGAGCCGAACACGGCCGACATTCTCGCGTCCGGCAAGGCGTACATCGATTACGACTACACGCCGGTTCCGCCTCTCGAAAATCTGGTGCTGCGCCAGCGCATCACCGACCGCTACCTCGCCGATTTCCCGGCGCGTGTCGCGGCCTAACAGGAGTCAAACGCAATGGGTATGCCTCGAAAACTGAAGGGCTTCAACGTCTTTCACAACGGCGCGAACTTCGTGGGCGAAGTCGAAGAGCTCAATCTTCCGAAGCTCAAGCGCAAGATGGAAGCGTGGCAGGGCAGCGGCATGACCGGCCCCGTGAAAATCGACTACGGCAGCGAAGAGCTCCAGCTCGAGTGGACGTGCGGCGGCTTCATGGTCGAAGTGCTCGAACAGTACGGCGCCGTACAGCACGACGGCGTGCTGCTGCGCTTCGCCGGCGGCTATCGTCGCGAAGACAGCAAGAAGCACGACCAGATCGAAGTGGTAGTGAAGGGCCGCCACGAAGAGATCGACATGGGCACCGCGAAGGCGAAGGAAGACACTAAATTCAAGATCACGACCAACGCCAGCTACTACAAGCTGACCGTGAACGGGCGCGACCTCATCGAGCTCGACTTCGTGAACGCGGTCGAGAAGATCAACGGCATGGACCTCGCGTCGGACCTTCGCCGCGCGATGGGCCTGTAATCGACGCCCGCGTCGAGCGCGGGCCATTCCAATTTCACATCCAACCCAGGAAACATCATGACGACCATCGACACCGCTCACATCGAAACGACGGGCCACGCCGCGCCCGACGAGAACACGCACACGCTCGACACACCGATCGAGCGCGAAGGGCAGACCATCACGCAGGTGACGTTGCGCAAGCCGGCCGCGGGCGCGCTGCGCGGCACGTCGCTCGCCGCACTCGTGAATCTCGATGTCGACGCGCTGCGCAAGGTGTTGCCGCGCATCAGCACGCCGACGCTGACCGAGTTCGACGTGGCCGGCATGGACCCGGCCGACCTCGTGGCGTTGGGGGGTATCTTCGCCGGTTTTTTGATGCCGAAGGCGCTGAAAGCGAGCATGGAGTCCCGGCCCGCGTAGAAGACGCGATGGCCGATATCGCGACGGTGTTTGGCTGGACGCCGCGCGATATGGCCGCCTTCTCCCTGGCCGAATTGATGGACTGGCGCGAGCGCGCCCGGATACGTAGCGGAAACGAGTGACGATGGACAACGCCCTGAAACTGCGCGTGATGTTCGACATGATCGACAACTTCACGAAGCCCCTGAAAAACGTGCTGAACAGCAACAAGGGGCTCGCGCAGGCGCTCAAGCAGACGCGCGGCGAGCTCGCCGAGCTCGGCAAGCAGCAGAAGGCCGTCGCCTCGTTCCGCGAGATGCGCACCGGGCTCGTCGGGACTGCGGAGAAGCTCGGCGAAGCGCGAACGCGCGTGAATGGCCTCGCCACTGCGTTGCGTGCGGCCGACCAACCCTCGCGCCAGATGATTGCCGATTTTGAGAAGGCGAAGCAGTCCGCGGCGCGCCTGTCGATCGAGCACGAGAAGCAGTCCGCCCGCGTACGTGAGCTGCGCGCGCAGCTCGCGAGCGCGGGCATCGACACGCGCCAGCTCGCCGAGCACGAACGCACGCTGCGCTCGAACATCGCGCAGACCACGGCGGCAATGCAAACGCAGACGCGCCAGCTCGAAGCCATGGCCGAGCGCGAGAAGAAGCTCGGCGCGGCGCGCGGCAAGATGCAGGCGCTACAGGGCGTCGCCGGCGGCATGGCGATCGGCGGTTACGCGGCGAAGTCCGCCGGCACAGGCGTTCTCGGCGGTTTGGGCGGCACGTTGGACGAAGCTAAGAAGGCGCAGAACGAAATCGCGCGCATTCAGGCTCTCGGCCTGGGCGAGCAGTCGACGCGGGACGCGGAGAAGTTCGCCCGTAGCATGAAGGTGTACGGTTCGAGCTACACCGACAATCTGACCATGATGCGCGACTCGATGACGATCTTCGCCGACGAGCATCACGCGCAGATGGCCGCGCCGATCCTGTCGCAGATGAAATTCGCGAACGAGGCCATGTACGGCGCCGGGCATGGGGAGGAAAACGAACGCAAGTTCATGAACATGCTCAAGGTGATCGAGCTGCGCAACGGCACGAAAGACGAGGCGACGTTTCGTGACGAGGCGAACCGGGTGCAGAAAGTGATTTCGGCGACCGGCGGCCGCGTCGGGGGCGACCAGTGGATGGAGTTCATCCAACGCGGCGGCGTTGCCGCCAAGTCGCTGTCGAAGGACGCATTCTTCTATCAGATGGAGCCGATCGTTCAGGAGATGCAGGGCGGCACAGCAGGTAACGCGCTGATGTCGGGCTATCAGAATTTGATCGAAGGGCGAACGACGGTACGCGCCACGCGCAAGTTGATGAAGCTCGGCCTGCTGGATGCGAAGAAAGTCGAATACGACAAGAACGGCCACGTGAAGGCGTTCGCGGATGGCGCGCTGCTCAATGCAGAGCAGTACAAATCGTCTCCTTACGAATGGTTGCAGAAGACGCTGCTGCCGGCGCTGGAAAAGAAGGGCATCAAGGGAGACAAGGCAATTCTCAGCACAATCGGCTCGATCTTCACAAACCGGTCCGCATCGAACCTGTTCGCGACGATGTACTTGCAGCGCGGCCAGATCGCGAAGAACGAGCGTCTGAACAAGGGTGCCGCGGGTATTACCGAACTGGACGCCATTGCGAAACAGCAAACCTCCGGAAAGGAAATCGCCGCGCTCGCGAAGGTAAAAGACCTGAAAGAAGAGATCGGCGAGCGCGTCACGCCGATCTACAACGCCGCGCTCGACAAAACCCGCGAACTGGCCGACAGACTGTTGAAGGCGATTAAGGCGCATCCCGAAGCGACCAAGGCGATTGTTGTTGTCGCCGCCGCGCTCGGCGGGCTACTCGCCGTAATGGGAACCTTCACGATCGTTCTCGCCGGCGTGCTCGGCCCGCTCGCCGTCGTGCGTTTCAGCATGGCGACGCTCGGCATCCAGGGCGGCATCCTGTCGCGCGCGCTCGGCATCGGCGCGGCCGCATGGCGGATGTTCGGCACGGCCGCGATGGGTGCCGGCCGCCTGTTGCTCACGACGCCGATTGGCCTATACGCCGCGGCGTTCGCCGCCGCCGCGCTGCTGATCTACCGCTATTGGGGGCCGATCAAGGCGTTCGTCGGGGGCGCGCTCACGGCGATCGGCGATGCACTGGCGCCGATCGGCGTCGCGCTTCGGGGCGCATTGCAGCCGGTCGGTCGCGCGCTCGCGGCGGCAAAACCGCTGTGGAACGGGCTGGGCGGTGCGCTCTCGACGGTGGCCGGCTGGCTCGGCAAGCTGTTCGCGCCGGCGCGCGCGAGCGCCGATGGCCTATCCGCAGCGGCGGCGGCCGGCCGCGGATTCGGTGCGGTGCTCGGCACGGTGTTGCGCGTCGCGCTCGTGCCGCTCACCTGGCTCGGCCGCGCGCTCGGCGGGCTCGCCGGCCTGTTCGTGGAAGCGATGGGCGACGCGCGCGCGGCATTGAACGGCGGGCTCGCCGCGCTCGGCACGCTGATTCTGAACTGGTCGCCGCTCGGCATGTTCTACCGGGCGCTCGCGGGCGTGCTGTCGCTGTTCGGCGTCGAGCTGCCCGCGAAGTTCTCCGAGTTCGGCGGACACCTTATCGACGGGCTCGTCGGCGGCATCAGCAGCGGACTGGGCAAGGTGAAAGACGCGATTTCGAATATGGCGAACAGCACGGTGGGCTGGTTCAAAGAGAAGCTCGGCATTCATAGCCCGAGCCGCGTATTCGCGCAGCTCGGCGGCTTCGTCGGTGAAGGCGCCGCGCTCGGCATGCAGGGTGAGCAGCAGCGCGTCGCGAAAGCGGCGCTCGGCCTTGCAACCGTAGCCGTCGCGTCATTCGGCACACCGGCGCTCGCGAAGCCGATGCCGCCGCTCGTGCAGGCGACCGTGCCGATCGATCGCCGCGCGCCGCTCGCCGCGCCATCCGCGGCTTCATCGCCGGCCGCGCCGGCGTCGCCGATCGTCATCAACATCTACCCGCAGGCCGGGCAGGACCCGCACGCGATCGCACGCGCCGTCGAAGCCGCGCTCGGTCGCCGCGAGCGCGCGAAGCAGTCGCGTATTGGCTCGCGCCTGTCGGACTGACGCAACCGGAGTCACGCATGCTCATGTCCCTCGACCAATTCGTTTTCAGCCTGACGAGCGCACCGTTCCGCGAATTGCAGCGGCGGCGCACGTGGAAGCATCCGACGAGCTCGCGCGTCGGCGCGCGCGACGGTCGCCAGTTCGCCGGCGTCGGCGATGACACGATCACGCTGAACGGCCTCGTCGCGCCCGAGACGTTCGGCTCGATCGCGTCGATTCGCGAGCTCGCCGCGATGGCGGACACCGGCGAAGCGTACGTGCTCGTCGACGGCGCCGGCAACGTCTACGGCGCGTACGTAATCGCCGAGCTGAACGAGACGCAGAGCTACCACACGGCGGACGGCACGCCGCGGCGCATCGAGTTCCAGCTCACGATCGAGCGCGTCGACGACGACGTGCTGCGCACGCCGCGCGAGAAGAACACGCGCAAGGACAAGCGCTGATGACCACGTCTTCGAACGAACGCACCACGAGGGCGGAATTGCAGGACGCGACGCGCGTCGCGCGCCTGCATCCGCAGCCGGACTACCGCATTTCAGTCGGCGGCCGCGATCTGTCGCGCCTGTTCGCGCCGCGGCTCGTGTCGCTGTCGATTTCGGAATCGCGCTCCGACGAGGCGGACACCATCGATATCGTGCTCGACGACTCGAAAAACGATCTGGACATTCCGAAGCGCGGCGCGACGATCAAGGCGTCGATCGGATGGGCCGGCGAGCCGCTCGTCGACAAGGGCAGTTTCGTTGTGAACGAAGTCGAGCACAGCGGCGCGCCGGACATCGTCACCATCCGCGCACGCTCGGCCGCGATGACGAGCGGCATGCAGGAGCGCCGCGAGAAGAGCTGGCATCGACAGACGATCGGCTCGATCGTCCACGCGATCGCCGGGCGCTACTCGCTGGCGCCGATCGTCGGCGACGCGCTCGCGAAGATCCTGATCGCGCACATCGACCAGACGCACGAATCGGACATGTCGTTTCTGACGCGCCTGGCGAAGCGTTATGACGCCGTCATGAACGTGAAGGATCTACGCTTGCTGTTCATGCCGATCGGCACCGGCCAGACGGCGAGCGGAAAGCAGCTCGACGTGCTCGAACTGACGCGCGCGAGCGGCGACAGTCATCGTTACCACGTGTCCGAACGCGAGAACTACGCGGCCGTGCGCGCGCACTACCATTCGACCGGCCGCGCGAAGCGGAAGTCGGTCATCGTCGGCGGCGAGAACAACAAGAACGTGAAGGTGCTGCCGGAAGACTACGCAACGGAGGCGGAAGCGCGCGCTGCCGCGCAAGCGGAGTTCAAGCGGATGCAGCGCAGCCAGGCGACGATGAGCTACACGCTCGCGCGCGGCCGCGCCGAACTGTTCCCGGAAATGCCCGTGACCGTGTCAGGCTTCAAACCGGAAATCGACGAGACGCCGTGGCTCGTGAAGAAGACAACGCACACGATCGGCGACGTTGGATTCACGACCGCGCTCGAGCTCGAAATGCGGGATGACCCCACGACGGACCGGCACCGGTCGCACTTCAGGAAGGTAGGGAAGTAATCTGTTGCGCGGTGGATGGCGCATGAAAAACCCCGCATGAGGCGGGGCTTCCGGGGCAGTCTCGGGGGCTGCGTCAATGAATCAATTTGGCGGCTGCGAATGCGAGACCGGCAAGGGCAATAGCTGTGCCGATGAACCACTTGAGCAGCGTTCCTTCCATCGACATAACGTCAGTCTTTACCGACATGACGTCGGCCTTTGTGGCGACGTGTGCAAGCCCAGACTCCATGCGTGCGAGACGCTCACGGATGTCTGCGGTGGCCTTTTCAAGTTCTTGGATGCGCGTTTCCATGCCGCCATCATCGCCGCCCGAGCCTGATGAGTCAACAGGTCTGCCGGGCTTGCTGTTGGGAAACGGGCGAACGTTGGTGCTCATTTCGTTTGATCCTGCTCGTCATTGACGTGCAGCCGCTTGTGCTCAGCAATCGCGACGCGTTCCATGAACCGCTCGCGGTTGAACATCAATAAGTAACCGCATGTCGTGCATTCCAGCACGAGAACCTCCATCCCGTTCATCTTTAGTGCTCCGTTCTGTGCTCGAGCCAAGGCGAAAGACTCATCTCCCGTTTCGTGGAAGAGATACCCGGGGGTCTTCGTTTGGCACGCGGGGCAGTGATCCAGGCCGACGCCGATTGCGTCCGCGCCGTCCGTGAAGATGGTGGTATCAATGATGGGCGTTCGGTATTCATCCATGTGCAATGCTCTCCTGTCCCCAGTAGGTTGCTATCGGGGTCGTATCATTAGCAGGCGGAGGATTCTAGCGTATTTGGCGGATTCGCCTGCCGGGCGTCGCCTTCGAGCTCGAAATGCGCGAGGCGATCCGACGACGGAGCGGCACCGGTCGCATTTTCGGCGTTCCGGTAGTAGCGTAGGGCGATCAGGACGAGTTACTGCGCCAGCGGTAGGCCGGCGGATCGGTGTCCGCGAAAACGCCACCCGATCGCCATGACTTCCACGAGCGCGGCAGATCGACGACGAGCACGCGCCATTTCGCCAGCACGGCGGCGAACGTGCCTTTCGCTTTTGAGTTTCGGATCTTGTCTACAACGTTCCAACCACGAACGTACTGGCGAAAGCTTCTCTGGCTGGACAGGTAGTGTGGAGCGTGAACGCCGACCCACGCGAGAATTTCGGTGGGCGTCACGTCGGGAGTAGATACGTCCGGCTCGATCGTCGATTCAACCGGAATCTCGCGGGTAAGCTGTTGTGCGGCCGCTTGGGCTGCGTCTATCTCGACTTGGCGCAGGCGTAGTATTTCGACGCGATGCCACGGGATCGGCGAGCGGCCGGCCAAGTAGTTGCGGACGCTACGCGTACAGCAACGAAGCGCTTCGGCAATTTGGCGGATGGAGAGGCCGTCAGTGAGCGCGATAAAATCGGACAGCTCGCCATGACGGGGCGCGGCGGGGTTCAT